GGTATTTAATGTAGCTAAAGAGTCTGCTTGAATTATTTCTCCTAAATCATATATGCTAGCACCACTTGTATTATTTTGTGCTGATAAAGTTTTCATTTGTTCAAGTATCTTTCTATGATTAGCTTTAGTAGAACAATAAACATTTATATCTCTAAGTAAAAGATCTTCTCCATTTATTTCAAAGTTTACTCTTTCATCATTGCTGGTCATATGTTGTAACCTTATAGACGGGTTAGTTGACTGATAAAATTGTGCTAAGTCAGTTCTCATTTCATGAACTCTAGGCATAAGATAATCAGAGTGCTCTACAAAATACATTTCTGTTTGTGCATATGAACCTGATACTGCTTGTTCAATTCCTGTTGCGGTATCTGTTTGACCAATTTGTTGTCCTAAACGTTGAGGTGTTACACCTACTACTTCAAAAGCTTGTTGTTTAAAAAACTGTGCCAATTGTATTCTAGACATTAGTCTACCTGTCTGTGATAAATCTAATTGCTGAAAGTGATTAAAGTTTAATGCGTTTTCAGTATTAGTAATAGAAGTGTCCAAAGGAAGCATGCTAAAATCTTTCATTGCAACATACGCTTTAGCTAAATTGCCTTTACCCCAGTCTTCACCCAGTGAATGTTTAGGTAATGTATTTTGATCTAACATAACCACCGTTCCTATTTCATCTACTAGAATATCTGCTATTTGATTATTTACAATGTTGTAACCAATTTGAAAAGGTTTCATCATATCTACTAATGATGTAGACCTAGTATTTCTATCAGAAAATATTTTTCCTTCTACAGGTAACTTACATCCATATAATGTGTTTGTACCTTTAAACTGATATTTTAAAGGACATATTTCATTTTGATTAATTCCTAAATAAATTGGATCTACACCGTTTGTTTCAGCACCTAAAAATGTTGGAGCGTTAGGTCCAATTTTAACACCTCCCCAAACTTGATTAATCCATATCCATTCTATATGTTCTCCAAATACTAAAGTGGAAATATTTTTATTTACAATAAGTTCATTATTATAAATAGGTTTATCAGTTACTACGTATTCTTCACTTATAATATTAGTAGTAACTTTACCTACCTCATCTATTTTAGTTAAATGACCAACTTTTCTTTGAGATTTCCAGTAAGCTGTAGTAACCCTCATCATGTTTGTTGTTCCATCTTTTCCAAAGTCTTCACCTTCTCCAAGAATCCAACTTACTACATCTGAACCATTATTAGTAAAGTTATCTCTCATAGACGTTAACTGTCTATATTGTAAACTAGGTGATCCTACATTCCAGTCATGTGATTTAGTAGCATCATAAAAAGTTCCATCATTTTGATAACCTGTTATTGGATATCCTGCAGCACTTATTGGATAATATTGCTGTAATGATTCTAATTGCTTTTCATTCATTAACCAACCATACTTATCTATTACATCTGGAACAGTCATCATATCTAACTTCCCAACCCAATTGCCTTCTGATATATATCTACAGCCTGGAGATTTATTATAAAATGTAAGTACAGGATTCCAAAGTTCAGGAACATAATCATCTTCCATCATTTTAAAATGCCAAAATTCTCTATCCGCTATTAAAGAATCTCTAAACCCTGTTTCTTCAAGTTCATCCATTCTAAACCTTTCTTCATCAACTAATAATTGTTTACTAGCCCATTTTTCAGCTATTATTTCATAGTCTTTTGCAAAGAATTCATTTATTTCAGGTAAAGTTTTAAGATTTTCAATGCTAAGTTTTTCTTCCATCATCTTAGCTATTTCAGGATCATTTGGATCTGCTCCTTGCTCAATCATTTTAGAAAGAAGTTTCATCTCTGCACTTTTTACTAAAACGCTTTCTATCTCTGCTCTTTTAGCTTCTATAATTTCATTATGCGTAAATTCATCCGTAGCCCTAAAGGAAACTCTTTTATTTCTTTTAGCAAATTCAGCTACTAAAGTATTTACTACATTAGGTATAATAGGATAAAATTTTAATTCTAATGCCGGAGCTTCATCATCATTAGCTAGTTGATCTACTAATTCTAGCATTTCATTATCTTCCTCAACAATGTAGTCTGTTTTATCTATAAGACCTTTTGCTAACTTATAATTTTTCATTAATCTTTTAGCATTAACTCTTACTTGTTTTAAGCCATTCCATTCTAACCAATCTAAATTCCAAGCTGTCCACTCAGGATCTTTTTCTTTTTTAGGAATGAATTGTAAAGGTTGTGAAACAGCCCAAAGTCTTTTTGTTTCTGCTTTTTTTCCTTTTTTTAAATCTAATGCGTTATATATTTTCATTAACGTAAGCGTTTATAAGGTGATCTTTTTTTACTAAAGTTAGAATTATTTTTTTTCTTACCAATATTTCTAAAAGGACTACTCTTTAATTTATACAAATTTTGTGAGTTTTCCAAGTTTTCTGGGATCTCATTTTCTATTCTAATTTTTGTTAGACGGTTTGAATCCTGTATTTTTACAAAAGCTATTAAAGCTGCAAGAGATACAATACGATCCACATTCACTCCTGGTTGATAAGCTTGCATTTCTTTTAAAGCCATTAAATCTGGCAATCTTCTTATACCATAATGTTTTTTAACTATAGTTCCATCATCATCTATCTCCTCATCAATTGTTTCTTTTAACCATTCTATTAAATAACTAAGCAGATGACTTTTAAATAGTGTTCCTGTATTCTTCCATCCATATTCTTGGTATACAGTTTTATTAGCTTGTGCTTCTTTTAAAAATAACATTTGATTTTTAGGAACTAAATATTTTTGTTTACGCTCTTTGATCATATACATTATAAACAAGGAAATATTATTTTCAATTAATGTCCATGCGTTATACCATTCAATTATCAAACGTAATCTTTCATGTGTCTTGTTTATATCATCAAACCTTCCACACCAAGCAGCAACAATCTTATCACCTTCTACAAAGTTTTCAACTCTATCTTCAGTATGTCTTGTAACGTTTACTGCAGTTTTATAAATATAAATTGAACACAATGAATCTGACGTAGTTGTCTTTCCTTCTGACACAGGATCTATTGATCCATAATACATTCCAAATTCTGGATTTTCATCTGGTCTTTCCCAAATGACTATAGCTCCTGTTTTATCTTCTACATTTTTTTTAATTGGAAATTCTGTAATAGGAGCTTTTGATATTCTTTTTATTCTTAGTGAGCCATCTGGTTTTTCAGATATGTCTACTGTTTCAAAAGGAAAAGCGCCTTCCTTTATTTCTCTTTCTTGATCAGATACTAAATTTTGAGGAAAAGCTGATTCAACTCTATAGTCAAAAGCTTCTTTAATGTTTCTTGGATGTTGTGATATTCTTAATTGATAAAGTTCAGGTCTTAATTCTTTTTTCCATGTTTCAAACATTTTATCAATAGCTTTTAAAGCTTGTTCTACTAAAGAGTTTCCAAAGTTATCAATATGAGGAGGCATACCCCATTGCTCAGGTATAAATAATCCAGACTGTCCAGATATACCCGTTTCATCTATAAGATTTGTTGTTACTTCATATATACTATTTTCTTTAGGATACAAAGTCATTTGTTTGAGAGGTTCACAATCTTTTAAATCACCTACTGAACCAGCTGCTATAAACATCCCTGTTGTAAGTTCTCCGGCTTGCATTGCAGGACGTATGTATTCAAATGTAGTAGACATTGTAGGAGCTATACCAGCTTCTTCATAAAAAAAATATGTACACGGTCCACCTACACCTTTTGTTGGAGATTGCTCAAATGACATACCCTGAATCATTCCTTTTAAACCAACATCTTTTTTTCTACCACTTTTAGTAACTTCAATTTTTTGTTGCCAGGTTAAAACTTTACCTGGATTCATTGGCCTATACCATGCCGTACTACTATTTAAAAAAGCTCTATATTCATCTAGAAATTTCCAGCTACCATTTAAATTAATGTAATCTTTTAAACTAGCGCCTAGCTTTAGAATGGGTCCTTCTTCAAACCATATTTGATTTATGAATTTACCCATATGATAATAAGAAGAAGCTATTTGACGTTTCTTTAATATAGAAGCGTGCTTAAAATTTAACTCAGCTAAAAACTCATATAGTGACATATGAAGTTGAACATCCCATACTAATGGAAAGTCAAACTTTTTTTTCATTTTATCATAAATAGGTAAAAAGTTAATCCACATATAATAGTCTCTAGGTAAATACCAGACTTTGCCATTATTTTTAAATATAACTCCTTTTTTACATTTTGCTTTTTCTGAGTCCCAGTACTTAATAAAATCTCTACTTCTAAAAGGAGCCATGCAATATACATCTCCGTTAGTTCTAAAAAGACGGGCCTGTTCATTAAATAATTTAGAAGCTTCATCTAACTCATATTTTCCTGGTTCTTTAAATGTTGCTTTTACAAAATCAGAAAGTTTTTCTCTAGATTCAAAATTAGTTAACTCCCATTCACCATTATTATAAGTTGGTATTTCTAAATATATTTCATCAATCATAATATGTACTTACTATTATAGTAAAACAACCAATATAAAGTATGTGATCATTTCCATCATTATAAGTATACGTCCTTGCGCCTACTAATATTCCAGGGCATACTCCTACTGATAAAGCCCACCCTGTTGTTTTTTTAAACTTGGTCATATCCTAAATCTTGACCACCTCTTACATGTGATTCTTGTTCTGCTTCTAAATCTTTTGCAACTCCTTTATAAGATTGTCTGATGGCATCAAAATCTTTAGCTACTTGCCTTATTTGAGCTATGTTACCATCTTTCCCTCCAGTAATAGTTGTTGTACCCATGTAATCAGCCATATTATCTAAAGCTTTTTTAATTCCCGTATAAGCTCTAAGAGTTGGTGTCTCATACATTTTAATAGTTTTATTTAGCGCTTCTATGATTTCATCTTGTTCCATGCTGAATGTAATATTTAGATCTTCTATAATGATATCTTCTTTATCTAGTTCAGGTAAATTGTAATAAGGATTTTCTTCACTTGGGCAAGCCATATAAAAAAGATAAGCATATATCTTTAAAGCATCTTCAGGCCACTTTTCTGTAATAACTTTTAACCAAGTTATTGTATAACAATGTTCTGTAGGCTTTACTGTTTTGTTTTCTATTTCTAATAATTTAATCATTATTCTATTTTATCCGTAAGCTTCAGGGTGTTTTTTTAAATATTTTATCATAGCATTAACTTCTTTTTTCATATAAGGAAGAGTATAGGGTATAACTTCTTTTATAATGGGATCTCCCGCAGCGTCTGTTGCAATTATAGGATAGCCGTTAACATCTTTATCTTCTATCTCAAACTTAATGTGATGAATTTCTAGTTTCCCTGGTTTTAATGTATGGTTATGCTTTAATATAATATACATATAAATACTTAATTGTAAAGCATAATGATTAAAATTGCAATCACCAACATGCTCTAAAGGACTTTCTAAAGAAGCTTCCTTACCATTCCAACTTTTATATGGTTTAGATTTAATTTCTTTATTTGTTTTATAATCATAAACATTAACTGTATTACCTACTACTTCTATTCTATCCGCTTGACCACAAATTCTAGCAGATTTTAAATACATTAAGTGTTCAGGATAAATACCAGGAGTTAATGTTTGAACAGGAGATAATTTTATACCATCTTGTTCTATAGGATGTACAATAGGTAAATCAACCCCATCTCTTTGTAAAGTGCCGCACATTAAAAGTTCTTGTTCT